TAAGCCTTTAAGACTAGCAGCTGCCTTCTATAAGGATTTGCTGTGTCGTCCCATTGGTGAAACCGTTAAGAAGTACGCCAAGCACTTCGATGATATGGCTTCAAACGCCTATCTCTCGGGTGCTACCCCACTCACAGGGGAGTTTCTATACGATATGAAGGATACGCCTGTATTTAAGGAGTACCTTCACTACTATCGTACTGGCGACGCGCGTACATGCAAATATTTGCTTACCTTCTTCCGTTTCGGAAAGAAAGCAAGGTACGTAGATGCAAATTTCGAGTCCACCGCCTTTCGCGAATGGACCGAAGTTGAGAATCGTGTCAGTTCTTTTTCAGTACCGGACGTTACAGCTCTCCGCTGCATCGTTTCGGCGCTACTGCCTGATCAGTTAGCAGGCGACCCCTACCCGAAATTTGGGCCTGGAGCCGTCAGCGAACCTGGCATTCGTGGTATGATCAAGAAGGCTGGTAGCCTTGCAGATCACCCGCGGTTAAAGAGGGCTCGTCGTTCACCGTTCTTTGAAAAGACAGGTGTAGAAGTATTCACAGCGTTCCCGCAGTGGATCTTCAACGGCGACTCAGGGAGCACTAGCAGTGATGTCTCTACCCTTCGGTTCGTCCCAAAAGACGTAACCAAGGCGAGATCGATTTGCATGGAGCCAAATAGTTTCATGTTCCATCAACAGATGGTTATGGACTGGCTGACTTCTGCAATGGAGAAGGGCGAGATTCGACATCTCGTCTCGTTGCGTGACCAGACTCAAAGTCAGGTTGCGGCTCTCCATGGGTCGACATATGGTAGCGTCGACACAATCGATTTATCATCAGCGTCGGATAGTGTGCATGTGGACTTGGTCAGGAAGGTCTTCCCCAGGGAATATCTCTACTGGCTACTGGCCACTAGGACGTCTAAGGTACAACTTCCGGACGGTTCTATAAGGACCGTAAGCAAGTTTGCCCCTATGGGCAGTGCACTGTGCTTCCCGGTACAGTGTATAGTATTCGCTAGCGTCTGTGTGTACGCTATGATGCGACATGCGGGACTCGTCAGCGATTTGTCAGATCACATCTATCCTTGGGCCGTTCAGAACTTTATCTTGCAAAAGATGAACTCCACCTATACGGCGGAGGGTTCCTATGGCTCTCGGTATGAGAAGCTGACTGTTTACGGCGACGACATGTCCTGTGACGCGCGCGTCACGGGGTGTGTTGTGCAGACTCTGGAGCAACTTGGATTCCGGGTGAACGGTTCTAAATCGTTCGTGGGCTCACAAGCCTTCCGGGAGAGTTGTGGCGTCTACGCTTTCAACGGCGAAGACGTTACTCCCCTCACTTTCAAGCCTTCCTTCTTTTCACGCGGTATTGACGCCTTGGGGATGGTATCCTTGGTCGAG